GAAGTCACAGACACCGACAAAGAACGCAACAAGCGATTCTTCCGCGGACAGATCTGTGTCGTCGTGGTCGAAGAGCGAGACCGACTCATCGTGAAGACCGTCCTCTTCCGCATCGCGGACAAGTGGACTGACCAGGACATCCGCATGCGAGACACCAAGTAAGTAGACAGGAGCCCCTAACCCGGGCTTTCTGTTTCGCGGATTCTACTAGGGCTATAATGACCACTCAACCGAAAGGAAACTCAATGGAAAAAGAACTTCTACGACAGACCATCAAGGCCGGAGAAGTCGAGCCCGGAATGTTCATCAACATCGGATTCAAGCTCTACAAGGTCCGTAGCGTCAACGACGCCGGAACCCATGTGGACATTGACATCCAGTCGATGGACCCCAACAGCTCGAAGCTCATCGGCGCTCTGTACATCTGCAAGGAAGATCAGATCCACGTCAACATCGACGTCGAGTGATTATAGGGGGTAGCAGTCTAATCCACTGCTATTCCTCTTTCGCGGGATCTACGGGGCCTATAATGACCACCCTCTACACTCAACCGAAAGGCAAGACCATGTCCGTCAAAGACACCATCAAGGCCATCCCCTCCAAGCTCAAGACACATTGGAACGAGAACAAGGACAGCATCAAGAACGTCACCATCGTCGCCCTGGCAACCACCACCGCAGTTGGCTACGTGCTCATCAAGGCTGTCTCGAAGACTCGTGACGACTACCTCGAGAGGAAGGGCCTGACCCAGGACTTCTCCGACTACCTCCTCTCTTTCGAGGACGACGAAGAGTCGTGATCGAAGGGGTAGCGACCTAAACCCCCGCTACCTTTTTTCGCAGGTTTAACTAGGCCTATAATGAAAGACCCCAGCTCATATAGAAGGGAGTACAAGGTTCGAATCCTTACAAGGTCTTTCCTTTTCGCAGGTTCTACGAGGCCTATAATGACCACCCTCTACGAAAGGCACTACCGTGACCAAGCTCGAAGAAGTTGAAATCAAGCTCGAAGCCGCTCGCCAGCATCTCGCTCTCTCCAAGGAGACGCGTGATCGTCTGCAGGAAAAAGCCGACCAAGAAGAAAACCTTGCCATCAAGGACATTCTCACTGTCGGCGTTCTGCACATGAACACCGTTATCTCGGAGCAGGAATCCGAGATCGCCGAAGCCGACATCATGCTTCTCAACTACAAAGCTCGTCTCGCTGCCCTCCAGCAGTGATCAACAGGAGCCCCTAACCCGGGCTTTCTGTTTTCTCCTCGCAGGATCTACAAAGCCTATAATGACCACCCTACTAAAGGAGAACGCCATGTTCAGAAAGAAGCCCGCCGTCACCAACCCCGCCTACATCGCGGTCAAGGACCGTCTCGGATTCACCTACTACATCCCTATCCCCAAGTAACACCCCAAGAGGTTAGCAGCATTTACAGCCGCTACCTTTTTTCGCAGGAATATCTAGGGCTATAATGACCACCCACTAGAAAGGCAACACAATGAAACTCACCACCATTCAGCCCACCATCGCCGTGACCGTGACGCGTAAAAACGTCGAACACATCAACAACCACATCCTACCCAACCTCCCCACCAAGCACCGATACCTGCCGAACAACCGCACCAAGGTCGTCCTCGGTGACATCCTGATCTCCACCCGAGTCAAGATCGTCATCCCGACGCCCGAAGGCGAACTCTCGCAGATCGTCCGTGTCCGCTGGGTCATGGGTAAGGATCAGTTCCGTCGACGTTTCGATCGCGTTCGTCACAACGGCCACCGTGGAGTCTATCGAGTCATCGAAAAGACCTCCTAGTAAGTCGGCTATATCCCGAGATGGGATATAGTCTTTCGCAGGATCTACGAGGCCTATAATGACCACCCACTAACAAGGAGATAATCATGGCCCGTACCATCACCATCTACTCGCCCAAGGAAATCGCCAAGTCCCTCAAGACCCGCGTCGTCAGCACCGCCAAGGCCGCAGAACTCACCGTTCTGTCCGGCGTCAAGCGTGCTGCATACGCCGTCTCGGACAAGGCCGAAGTCCTCACCGAGAAGATCGACGTTCACGCCAACGACCACATCTGGACCAAGTGAAGTACTGAGGTAGCAGCCTAAACCCCTGCTACCTTTTTTCGCGGATTCTACTAGGGCTATAATGACCAACCACTACAAAGGAGTTACCATGACCTATGTCCCGCAGCCCATGACCGCCGCGAAGATCACCATGGAGATGCTCCGAAAGCTGGAGCCCACCGTACAGGACATCCCTTCCGACGACCCCGTATTCAACGAATACTGGGTTCAGACCGCAGAGGACGAATTCACGCTGGCCCCCAGCCTCTCGGAGCTTCTCGATGTGTTCATCTTCGTCGGCGAACCTGACGAGCTCGGATTCGCAAAGATCGAATACCGCCCGTAGTACCAAACAGGACCCCATCTCGGGGTTTCTGTTTTCGCGAGAACTACGAGGCCTATAATGACACCCCTCTACAATAAGGAGCCCTATGTACCAGTTCTTCATGGTATGCGCAGCCGTCTTCGTCATCATCATGATGATCAAGATGCTGAAGCGCCTCTGAACCACAGCCAGCCCCAACCCAAAGAGATACACATAGAGGGGGCCGCAGCCCCAACTCGGCCTTCTCTTTTTCGCAGATTAAACGAGGCCTATAATGACCACCCACTAAAGGAGAAATCATGACCATCGACATCAACGTTCCCGTTAACGATGAGGACATCGACAACATCCCTGAAGGACTCGACTACTTTAACCGTATGCTCGAAGACGCCCAGCACATCCTGGATCACCCCGACGCCTATAACAAGGCCGAGGTGCTCAGTAAGCTGGAAGACTTCGTGTACATCCTCGCCGAATCCCTCAAGGTCGCTGCCCCCATCATGGAAGGAACCTACGAAATCCACCAAATGACCAAAGACCCCAACGAGTAAGTCGAAGGCGCCCCTACCCGGGGTTTCCTTCTTCGCAGGATCTACCGGTCCTATAATGACCATCCACCTCAAACAAAGGAACTCTCATGTCCGACCGTAACAACACCGGTGCCAAGGTCTCACTCCCCGAATACGCCGCCCGCGCGATCATCGACGTGACAGCAAAGACTGTCGTCACCGTCGTTCCCGTCGCCGTCGGATACGTCGCGTACTTCCACGGAGCCGAGATCGCTCAGGCCATCCGTACCCGCTACAACAAGATCAAGAACCGTCCCCGCCGCGCGCGGTGATCGTCAAAGGGGTAGTAGCCTAAACAGCTCCTATCCTTTTTCGCACTTTCTACGAGGGCTATAATGACCACCCTAACGAAAGGAAACATCATGCCCGCATATCGTTTAAAGGGAACACCCATCGTCCTTCAGCTTACTGAAGAGAACGCTGATGCGTACAACCGCGTCGCCAACGCCATGACCAACGCTCCTGAACCCGAGATTGTTAGTCGAGATGAGAACACCACTCAGCTCGCCTTCAAGCTCGAGCTCGAGAACGATTCGGACATGGTCGTCTGGAATGAAGTTGGATCCGTCATCAACGCCATCATCAAGCTCGGCGACGGGATTCCCTGCGACCTGCCCAGAGATGAAGCCCCCACATTCATCCCGGTCTAGAAGAGGGCCTCTACGGAGGCTTTCTTCTTTCGCAGTTTCTACGAGGGCTATAGTGACCACCCCTACAAAGGAGATATCATGCCCACTACACCCGAGTCGTACACCGCGACCGAGACCCAAGCAATGAATCGTGCCCAGCGTTTGGTTCGCTCAGCCGTCGGCAACGACTCCATCACCCCGGAGTTGTTCGACGACCTGCTGAAGAACTACAACGACATCACGACCATCTGCGTGGAAGCTCGACGCGCCCGTACGAACGCGAAGAAGTACTGGCGTCGCCTCTTCCCCAAGAAGTGATCCAAAAGGGGAAGCCCTAACCCGGCCTATCCTTTTTCCTTCATCCAACCAGCTAATCCCAGAAAAGACCCCCCATGCTCTTTGCTTTAAAGCTCACCCAGAAAAACATCGACCATATCGCCCCCGAAATAAACTGGACGAGATCCGAGCTTGCTGAATACTACGAGACGAACGAGTATTACGACAAGAGCGGTTATGTCGTATTGGATAAAGACGGCGACACTCTGACGAATTTCTATTTCGTCGCGGTATCCGGCTTCAACGAGCATTACATGTTTACCACTTTCGAACACGAGAGCGAATTCAGCCAAGTCATCAACGTAGCCTAAACCCTCTCGGGCGCAGCCCGTGCGACAGGTATGAAGTCTTCTCTCGCACAATCTACTAGGCCTATAATGACCACCCAACACCCAAGCTTTAAGGAGCTCATAATGTTCGACCGCAACCTCGCCATCATCGTAGGAGCCGTCGTTGATCTTGGTGTCAAGGGCGTCACTCTCGCCTCGAAGGCTGCCTACCGCAAGCTCTCGAAGAAGAGTGCGCCCAAGACCCGGGGCAACGCCGTCACCACGATGGTGGACGGACAGCCCACGACCATAATCATCCACCAGCCCATTGCTGTCTAATCACAAGGAGGCCTCTAACCGAGGCTTTCCTTCTTTGGAGATCCCATGAAGGAAAGAACATTCGCCCAGCTCAAAGATAGTCTGGAGGTCAAGCAGAACGAGCGCATAGAGCATTCGGTCTTCTATCACCCACACGCCATGCGCGACGCGATCATCAACGACGTACTGTTCGGGAGGTCTGGCCGTGCCAAGACCCAAAGCGACTGACTGGGTCATCTGTGACACCTGTACTCATACAGAGCAGGTACACGAGAAGTTCGATGGGCGATCCCCCAAGCGAGAGCGACCCTGTAATGGTTACAAATGTGACTGTCCCCACTTTATAGAAAGGATCTACAAATAATGGATGGCATGTTCGAAAAGATGTCCGACGAAGACGTCGCCCGTGCTCGCGAGGGTATGTCCGAGATGACGGAGTTGGTGGACAATCTCAAGTACGCCTACCATAACTTCGAGTTTCTGCCCGTAGAGCTGCAGAAGCAGGCTTTGGGCGTGGCGGTCAAGTTCATCGAGAGCGGTACCGTGGCAGCTCAGATGCTGCTCGAGGCTGAGACACTGACCAGAGATCCGGGAGCGACTGAGTAATGGGTAGTAAGTGGCATCGACACGGAGTCATGATCAAGGAAACCGGACAAAGATGGCCTAGTGTCAAAGCCATGTCCGAAGATCTGGGCATTGACATATCTCATCTCTACAAGAAATTGCGTGGAGACCGTGGTAATGGTGGGCCGCTGAGTCTGACTGTGGTCTGGGCTCCGCCTGAGGACGACTGAAGAGGGAGGGACCGGCGCTTGGGGGACGTATCCAGGCGCCGGGGTGCGGTATGTAGGGACGCGAATTCTACTGGTGCTTTAAAAAATTTGCCCGTTTGGCTCATTTTGTGTGACCACTTTTATGGGTAAGTAGAAAAAATGAACCTTCGTAAAAGTCTCTCACACCGGAGGATGTCAAAAAAGTTGACATTGTTCGTGGCCAGAAAAGTCGATTATGGCCAGAAAAGTTTTAGACTTGTGGTCGCTAACTACCCATAATTTGAAATCCTGGCCACGGATTTGACCATTATGGCCACTCTTGGCCACTCTTGGCCACTTTTGAAAAGGCACTTTGTCCATAAAAGTGGTCAGCCGATCCCAGTCATAGCGCGGAACTTTTCGTGAAAAGACGATTTCGCTGGCCAAATAATTTCAAAAACTCATATTATTTGATCAAAGTAGTAAAAAACGTGTTTACCTAGCCTTAACCAGATTTTGAAAATTATTTGGCCAATGGCCACGGCCACCTTTCACGACAAATCCCCCCTCCCGACAAGTGACCACTATTATGGGTAGCATTCTAAACAGGGGCTATAATGAAAGGAATAGGATGTGATTGCTACGCGATCCCTTCTAACCCTTTCTGTTTCTTGAAAGGAGACAGCATGTCAACCAAACTGGAGAACAAGTACCAGTCTGAGTTGCGTGAACGGATCATGGCCATCTTCCCAGATGCTCAGATCTTGAAGAACGACTCCGCATATCTCACAGGTGTGCCGGACTTGACGATTCTTCACCGCAACAAGTGGGCTTGGCTCGAAGTGAAGCGCGAACCGCCCGGACCGAACGACTTCCGCCCCAACCAAGAGTATTACGTGGCTTGGGCGGCAGAGCGTTCCTTCGGCGCAACGGTCTTCCCGCAGAACGAAAACGAAGTGCTTCGCGCTCTCGTCGAATATTTCAACTAACAAGGAGTGATGAACCTTGCAATTCAATGCACACCCAGAGGTAGCAGGCTCCCATGCCTTCCTCTCCGCCAGCAAGTATAGCTGGATTCGGTACGACGAAGAAAAGATAATCGAAACTTTCACAAACGCCATGGCGGCCGCTCGTGGAACTCGTCTTCATGCTTTCGCAGCCGAGGCCATCGCTCTCGGTCAGCGTCTCACCAAGACGCAGCAGACACTGAACATGTACGTCAACGACGCCATCAGTATGCGAATGAAGCCCGAAGTCCTTCTCTTCTACACACGCAACGCATTCGGTACCGCCGATGCAATTTCCTTTCGACGCGAACGTGGTCATGACAAGACCGTACTTCGCATCCACGACCTCAAGACGGGGACGACCAAGTCCAACGTCAACCAACTCGAGATCTACGCAGCATTCTTCTGCCTTGAGTATGACATGCCGCCGCACACGATCGACATCGAGCTGCGCATCTACCAGAACGACTTCGTCCAGATCTACATCCCTGATCCAGAGGACATCCTCCACATCATGGACAAGTTGATCACCTTCGACCGAATCATCGATCAGGCACGACAGGAGGCACTCGCGTGATTGAGGAAGTGTGGATCCCTGTTAGGGGTTATCCTCGCTATCAAGTTTCTCAATTAGGTCGAGTTTACGACAATCTCCGAGATGGGATTCTTGGAATAACTCCCGACCGTAATGGTTACGTGCGAGTTAAGATGTGGACTCCTGACGGGGAACGCAAAACGGTCAGTGTACATAGGATTGTCGCCGGTTCCTTCTTTGACATTTCGGATTCAGAATTCGATGTGATGGAAGTTAACCATGTCGATACTCTAAAAGAAAACTGTGCTATTTGGAATCTCGAATTCACAGATCGATCCGGAAACATGCTTCATGCTTTTGCGGCTGGAGTAGCGATTCCCGCATTTCCTGTTCAAAGAGTTAGATGTGTTGAAACAGGAATGATTTTCGATTCTACCGGCCAAGCAGATAGATATCTGGGCGTTAGCTCTGGCAGCGTCTCAAAAACAGTTCGCGGCATTCAGCCCACATGTAAAGGATTGACCTTTGAATACTTTTGATTCAGTGGGGGTGATGCCCACCTCGTCCCTTGACCCATTCTCGATTTTCCTTCAGCATGAAGGAGTCCTGCGAAAGTCAGGGCGCTATTTACCCTTGGGGTTCTGGTAAAGATCCCTACCAGCGGAACAAGTCTTTCCTTGCATACGTCGACGAGCTCTCAAAGAAGGGTCTCACCGACGCGCAGATCGCAGAAGGTATGAACCTCTTGAAGGCTGACGGGCGACCGTTCACTTCTACTGATGTTCGTGCACTTAAGTCGATCGCCAAGACAGCTAACCGCGAAGCCGATATTTCTCGAGCCATTCAACTCAAGGATAAGGGCCTCTCCAACATTGCCATCGGCAAGACCATGGGACTCAATGAGTCCTCGGTCCGTTCGCTTCTGGATCCCTCCCTGCGGGAACGCAACGATATCCTCAAGTCGACCGCGGACATGTTCAAGGAGCGCATCGGCAAGGACGGAATCATCGATGTCGGCACCGGTGTGGAGAACCACCTCGGAATCGCGCCGTCCAAGAAGGCCGTCGCAATCGCCATGCTCGAAGAAGAGGGATACAAGCGTTACTACGTCCCTGTCGAGCAGCTCGGTACCGGTAAGACGACCACGACCATGGTTCTGGCTGCCCCTGGCACGAAGTTCCCGGATGTCATGGCTCGTAAGAGTGAGATCATGCCTGTCAAGGCTTATTCGGAAGATTCCGGCCGGACCTTCCGCAAAGTCGAGCCGCCGCAGTCGATCGATCTCAAGCGTGTTGGCGTTCGGTGGAAGGAAGAAGGCGGTGCTGACAAGGATGGTGTGATCGAACTACGTCGTGGAGTCGACGACATCTCCCTTGGTGATTCGCGTTACGCCCAGGTTCGTATCCAGGTCGGAAAGGGTCATTACCTCAAGGGTATGGCCATGTACTCCGACAACATGCCTCCCGGCGTGGATATGGTGTTCAACACGAACAAGGCCCGTTCCGCGGACAAGCTCGATGCCATGAAGGGTCTGAAGGACGATGCAGATCTTCCTTTCGGCTCCATCGTGCGTCAGAAGCACTACATCGACCCGAAAACCGGAAAAGAGAAGCTTTCTCCGATCAATATCGTCGGAGAGAACGAGGAAGGCCGTTGGGGAGAGTGGTCCAAGACCCTTTCTTCCCAGATGCTCTCGAAGCAGGCCCCCGCTCTTGCCAAGCAGCAGCTCGGATTGTCCTACGACGCGAAAAAGTCGGAACTCGATGAGATCCTGGCGCTTTCGAACCCCGCTGTGAAGAAGAAGCTCCTTCAGGAGTTCGCCGATGGAGCAGATTCCTCGGCAAAGCACCTGAAGGCGGCTGGTCTTCCGCGGACTCGTCAGCACGTGATCCTCCCGATCAACTCGCTGAAGGACAATGAGATCTACGCACCGAACTACCGACAGGGCGAAACCGTCGTTCTGATTCGACACCCCCATGGTGGAAAGTTCGAGATTCCCGAGCTCAAGGTCAACAACCGCAATGTGGAAGCAAACGGAGTCATCAAAAATGCAAAAGACGCGGTAGGCATCAATTCCAAGGTTGCCGCCCGCCTGTCTGGAGCAGACTTCGACGGAGACACCGTTCTGGTGATCCCCAACGGTCGTGGTTCGATCAAAACCGCCCCCGCCCTCGCTGGACTGAAGAACTTCGACCCCCAAACGGCCTATAAGGGCTATGAGGGAATGCCGGTCATGAAGGAAAAGGACAAGCAGAAGCACATGGGTCAGGTTTCGAACCTGATTACGGATATGACAATCAAGGGTGCTACGGATGCCGAGATTGCTCGTGCCGTTCGCCATTCTATGGTTGTCATCGATGCTGCCAAGCACAAGCTGAATTACAAGCTGTCTGCAGAGCAAAATGGAATTGCCGAGCTCAAGAAGAAATATCAAAGCGAAACCGGTGACGATCCTCGTGCCGGCGCTGCGACGTTGATCTCTAGGGCCAAGTCCGAAGAATATGTCAATGAGCGGAAACCCCGTTCTGCGGCAAAGGGCGGTGCTGTGGATCCCGCTACCGGCAAGAAAATGTATGAGGAGACGGGTGCAGAATATACCGTCACCAAAACGAGCAAGCGTACAGGAGAGATCTCCACAAAGGTCCTCCCCAAGCAGACCAAGTCCACAAAAATGGATGAGGCCGATGATGCTCGTACCCTCATCTCTGCAAATGGCGGCACTGTCATGGAGCGCGTCTATGCTGACCACGCCAACAAGCTGAAGGCCCTGTCGAACACTGCCCGTAAGGAAGCCCTGGCTGTCCCTACCCGCAAGATCGATAACAGTGCCAAGGCCGTTTACGCCGAAGAGGTTAAGACCCTTAAGGCTAAGCTCAACGTGGCCAAAATGAACGCCCCCCTCGAAAGGCAGGCCCAGCTATTGGCCGCCACCAATGTAGCCGCCAAGCGTCAGGCCAACCCTGATCTGGAGGCTGATGAGGTCAAGAAGATCCGTGCTCAGGCCCTTACTGAAGCACGTGCTCGGATTGGTGCCAAGAAGACGGTCATTACGTTCACACCCCGTGAATGGGAGGCCGTACAGAATGGGGCCATCAGTACCAACGTACTGAATAGCATCCTCAACAACGCTGACATGGATCAGGTACGCAGCCTTGCTACCCCCCGTGAACGCCCCGTCATGAGTGATGCCAAGATCCGCCGTGCTAAGGGCATGACTGACCTGGGCTACACCCAGGCCGAGATTGCTGACGCCCTAGGCGTACCCACATCCACCCTGTCCGACGCCCTTAAGTAAGGAGCTGTACATGCATGCCTACATGCTGGCCTACCAGGCCTACCAGCCCTGCCTACAGGGCCTTGCTGAGCTCTAAGGAGGCCGCCTACCATGGCTACCACTGAGGAGTTCATGCTTTCAACGATCGACAATCCTTACAATCCTTTCGATCATTACGATGAGTGGCTTGTCTATGACGAAACTCATGGATACTACAGCAACTCATTGCTTGGTCGAATCTTGATTACTTCAGAAGAACTTTCTCAAGCAGATCAGGACTTGGATGTTGAACGAGCAATCGACGAGATTGTCAAAGAAAACGCCCTCGGTCTCCATGTCAAGGTCTACAAAGGCCAAGTCGTGGTGCCGAGAGTAATTTCTTGATGGGGGGGAGGGGGGTACCCGCCAGATCACCCCCCTCTCTGCATCGCCCGCCTCCTAAAAATAGCCCCGGGGGGATTTTTTTAGAGAACAATCCGGACTTGAGGGCGGGTGAAGGTGAGCGGTACCACTCCGCCAAGCCAGGGAACGAGAACACCTCGGCCTTCACCACCTAAAACTTACTTCATTCCCTATGGAATGTCGGAACAACTCATACATAACTCAGCTGAAGGGAGGATGAAGTCATGGCAAGCCTACGCAATCACCCAGGAAAGTGGCTTCGTGATGACGCGGCCGCCGCGTTCGATCGAGCAGAAGCAGACAACGGTGTATTCATCGTGAACTCAGCTGGGCGAACCGTCGCCGAGCAGCAGGGCCTCATCAATCGATGGAACAAGGGGGGCACGGCAAACCGTCCGCCCTATCTCTACAAGCCCGCCATGCCGGCGACAGCTTCCAATCACGTTTCCAATGGTGGCGTGGCTGTGGACATCGGCGACTGGCGACGCTTCGCACAGGTGTGCACGCGTTACGGCTTCCGTCACTCGTATCCTGATTCGGATCCGGTCCACTTCGACTACGTCGGTGGTGCCGCAGCTGGCGGCGGAGGAAACTCCTTCAACCAGACGATCAAGGATCAGCAGCAGTGGCTCATCGATCGGGGTTACAACCTCGGCGCTTCCGGAGCTGATGGAGTTCGGGGTCCTTCGACGATCCAGGCCTTCAAGCAGTACCAGACCTTCCTTCGTGCGTTCGGTTACTCCGGCGACATCGATGGCGACTGGGGTCCGGGTACGCAGGCTGCGCACAACGCCTACGCGACGTCGCTCAACAACGCGAACGCGGAGCTCAAGGCTCAGCAGCAGTGGCTCATCTCTCGGAACTACAACCTCGGTCCCAAGGGTGCCGACGGTGTGTGGGGTCCTTCGACCGAAGCCGCCTTCAAGCAGTACCAGCAGTTCCTGCGCGCGTACGGCTACACAGGCGACATCGATGGTCAGTGGGGTCCGGGAACTCAGGAGGCTCACGCCAAGTACTACGCCGAGGTCACGTCACCTCCGCCCGCATCGGGTGCTCCGGCTTTCCCGCTGCCCGCAGGAAAGTACTTCGGTCCGGAAGCAGATCCGAATTCCATCAGCGGTTACCACTCGTACTCGGGAGAGCTTCGTCAGTGGCAGCAGCGGATGTCGGATCGCGGTTGGCCCATCACGGTCGACGGTCTGTACGGCTTCAAGGGCGACACCACTCCTCGCGGCAACACGGCTGAAGTTACGGTCGCGTTCCAGAAGGAGAAGGGTCTCACTCCTGACGGCCTCATCGGTCCGGCAACTTGGACAGCAGCGTGGACGGCTCCGGTCACCACAACGCCTCCGACACCTTCCAACCCGAACCCGACGACTCCTCCGGTGGTCACGCCTCCGGTCGACGACGAGCTCGCTGCAACTCCGAACCTTGTCACTCCCACCGCGGCGCACTTCCCTTCGTGGATTCGCTTCGAGATCGTGACAGACCCGGAAGGACAGAAAGCGAACCTGAATCTCGAGGCGCAGCAGTACTACGGCGTCCCGTACAACCCCGTCGAGACCCACCTTCACTGGTGGAACCTTCCGGGGCAGGGTGGAACTCACGACGGCAACGTCAACTACATCAAGAACACGAAGGACCTCTCGGTCAACTTCGTCTTGAGTGAGAACCGCATCACCCTTATGGTTCCGATCAACAAGATCGCACTCACGACCGGAAAGCGTAATCCCTACGCCTGGAAGGTCGAGAACGATCCGACTCTCTCGGAGCAGCAGTACAAGACCATGGGCTACCTCGTCTACATCGTCGAGAAGCTCAACCCGGCCTTGGCGAATGCGCCGCTGCGTCTCCACAAGGAGTTCTACAGCACGAGCTGCTCGGAGATCAGCAAGGACAAGGTTCGTGAGTATGCAGAGAAGTTCCGCACTGGTTTGCTCGACCCGTCCACTGGTCTGCCCATCGTTGTGACACCTCCTGTCGACCCGCCGATCGATCCTCCCGTGGATCCCGAGCCCGAACCGGAGGTCCCGGCCGACATGGTCCTCGTTTCGAAGGCGTTCCTCAAGAACCTTTCGCGCGAGTTCCGTTCGCTGGCCGACGACCTCGATGATCTCGCGAAGTAAGTGCCGCTTATGCTGACGGCAGCCCTGCTTCACATCGCCTCGTCAGCAACGACCACCGTCGATGGTGCCGGAGATGGTGGTTTCTCGATTCCGGGATTCTTCACCACCAACTTCGAATCCGTCGGCGGCTGGTCGCTGTTCATCGGACTTTGCCTGTTCATCACAGTGGGCAACTTCCTTGAATGGTGGGTTCCTGGTCGACGATACCGACGCCTCGAGGCAACTGCTGCAGAGCAGTCCAAAGCCTTGAACTCGGCGGTTGAATTGTCCAAGGAATTGGCAACAGGTAACGAGATCACAAAACACTTCTTCGAGAAGACCGTCCCCAAAAGAGGGGAGCCAGCAGAATGAGCTTTTTCAAGCGACGTAAAGCCGATAATGTGAACGTCGAAGAACTACAGCAACAGACTGCAGAGGTCAACGAGTTCCTTGAGAAAGAGGGACCACGGATGTCTGCGGTTGCCGCATGGCTCAACAATCGGAAGGGCCAGAACGGTCTCGGCGAAGATTTCGATATCACGTTCTACCCAAGGGGGACATGAGGATGAAATTCCTTCGAGATGCCAAAGCGACCATGGCCCTCGCGGTCAGTAAGTCATTCATCAAGAAAGCTGTAACTTTCTTGGGCATTGTGTTGGGCGTGGCGATCCTCCTGTCGCTTCTTCCGCGGGACGTCGTCAACGCAATCAACACATTCGCTTGGGTGTTGGGAAATGTGATGTTGGCTTACGTAGCGTTTGCCCAGATCGCATTCATCATCGCCTACTACACCATTTTTGACCCAAGCGCAACGACTGGCGGACGACTCATCTTCCGCTTCATGCTTTCGTTCACCGGGGTCATTGTTCTGGTGCCCATCGGTATCTTCATCGATCCGGCCGTTAGTCGGGTATGGTTACAGTTCCCGGTGGACACAGTCGAATGGTGGCATCCGCTTCTGCGGCTGGCCATCTACGGCTTCGTCGCCTACTCAATTTCATCTCTCGCATGGCTTCTGGCTGTTCGTAAGTGGTTCCCCCACAAGGTGAAGAAGGCGTCGGATATCAATCTCATCAAGGTTCGTCACACCGCCGAGATTCCGGTCATCAAGGCCGTTCTTCCTGAGCTCATCCATGATGGGGACGCTGAGAAGAGCGACTCGCAGACCAAGTGACATTCGTTCCGCGGGGGTCCTTCGTAGGGTCACCAGATCTCAAAATATGTGGTTTCATCAGCCACTCTCCTTTCAAGAGGCGTCGTTCCCCGGGCGGCGCTAGAGATCTGGTGGCTCTACCGAGGACCCCCGCGGAATCCCCATTTTCCGAAGGAGGTGATTGCCAATGGTGGCCAAGCGTGTGGACGCTGGTGCTAAGAACACCAGTAAAAAGCGCATGGCTCCTGCTACGACCCCCGAAGGCCGTGAACAGCAGATGGTCTCGCTTGCATTCGACCTGGCACAGAGCCAGCTCGAGGATGGAACCGCGTCAGCTCAGGTGATCACTCACTTCCTGAAGTTCGGCAGTTCCCAAAATGCCCTCGAGAAGGAAAAGCTCCGCAAGGAGAACCTTCTCATGCAGGCACGTGTCGATCAGATCTCCGCATCCGCTCAGAACTCTGAGCTGTACCAGGAGGCGATCAACATGATGAAGATCTACACCGGCGAGGACCCGGAGGATCAATCCGATGATGGGTATTAAGACCTATACCGAGCTGCAGCACGTCCGCGGTTTCGAGGAAAGGTTCGAGTACCTCGCACTTCACGGTCAAGTCGGCAATGCGACCTTTGGTCACGCTCGCTGGATGAACCAGGCGTTTTACACATCACGAGAGTGGAAGCAGATCAGACAGTTCGTGATTGCAAGAGATAATGGTTGCGACTTGGGCTGTGAAGGCTTCGAGATCCACGACCGAATCGCGATACACCACATCGTTCCAATGACGATGGAGGACATCGAGATGGGTAACCCCATGATCCTCGATCCCGACAACCTGATCACGACCACGCACGACACCCACAACGCGATTCACTATGGCGATCGCACACTCCTGCGGCTTCCTTTGCCCGAGCGTGCCCCTGGTGATACCGTGCCGTGGAGATAGGTCCCGCTACCTTGGGACATTGTGGGGGAACGAAGGAGCCTTGGTCGGCTTTCGTTCCCCCACTTAGACTTTGAGAAAGGAGTACCGATGGATCAGAGCATCCTCACGTCGATCAAGAAGATGTTGAACATCCCCGAAGCCGTCACCGACTTCGACATGGACATCATCATCCATATCAACACCGTCTTCTCGCTGCTCTTCCAGATCGGTGCCTCTCCTCTCGAGACCGTGCGCATTTCCGACAAGACCGGCCTGTGGGGCATGTTCCTCGGCGACGTCGAGGGCATGGACATGGTCAAGACCTACACCTATCTGAAGGTGAAGAGCTTCTTCGACCCTCCAACCACCGGAATTCAGATGACCGCACTCAAGGAGCAGATCCTCGAGTTCGAGTGGCGTCTGAATGTGGCCGAGATCGTGTTCAATCCGTACGCATACACGGGTCTCGACATGGCGAACGTGTACATCATCGACGATCTCGGCGACTTCCCGCCCGATGCTCCGATCGGCGCCATCGGATTCGACCCGGACAGTGGAAAGATCTGGAAGAACACATGAGCAAGGAACTCGTCGGTCAGGCGACCCCGATTCGCCCGGTGCTTCCTCCGGTTCTTCCCGAACCGACTCCTCAGCCGCCCAGCAAGGTGCTCCTGACATCGCTCAAGGGCGATAAGGGGGATCCTGGGGTGGTAGATCCGGTCGCTGTGGCCGAGATGGTTGAGGACTACCTCGACGAGAACCCTGTCGGTGTTTACACCGAGACGTGGATCCAGTCGACCCCGGCGAATGTCTGGGTCATCACACACTCTCTTCCCTTCCAGCCCGCGGTGACGATCATCGACTCTGCCGGAACGCGAATCATGACGGAGATCGTCTACGACTCTCCTACGCAGATTCGATCCATCACTACCGCGCCATTCTCTGGTCGCGCTGAGCTCAGTTAGGAGCTGTTATGGCCATCCCATTCGCATCTCCGGTAGACCTGCAGCAGAACGAGCTGCAGAATGCCGTGATCCAGAACCTGTCGACTCCTCCTTCGCACAAGAAGGGTCGCATTTACTTCGACACCACCTCGAACCTCTTCGGAGTTTCCGACGGCACGGTGTGGAAGTACATCGAGGTCGGCGCGCTCGATATCGAGGCTGTCCAGGACGCCATCGCGGCAATGCTGTCGGGTTCGACGGTCGTCACGGCAACGTACAACGACGCCGCCGGCACGATCACACTCTCGATCGGCGCGGGTCAGGTCACCAACGCGATGCTCGCTTCGGGCATCTCGGCGGACAAGGTTTCGGCCGGCTCTACCAACGGTGTCGTGACTCTCGCCCAGGTCAGCAAGCTCAACGGCATTGCTACGGGTGCTACGGCGAACGACACGGACGCCAACCTCAAGGCTCGTGCGAACCACACCGGTACGCAGGCCGCTTCGACCATTTCCGACTTTGCATCGGCAGTGGACGCTCGCATCGCGGTTCTCACGGCTGGTGCTCCAGCTGCGATGGACACGCTCGACGAGCTTGCAAATGCTCTGGGTGATGACCCGGCGTTTGCGACGACGATCACCAACCTGATCAACGCTCGTGCCAAGACGTTCTCCCAGGACATCGGCGATGGCACAGCGACAACGTTCGTCATCACGCACAACCTCAACACGCGAGATGTCGTGGTGAGTGTGCGCCTGGCCGGATCGCCGTATGCTCAGGAGCTCGTCGAGAACGAGGCAACTTCGCTCAACACCGTCACGCTTCGTTTCGGTGCCACCGCTCCCGCCACGGGTTCCCGTCGGGTCACTATCCAGGGTAGGTAATTTCTATGGGCATGAAACTCCGGGGTGACACGCCCACAGACAATGATGACCTCGTTCCGAAGGGCTATGTCGACGGTAAATTCGTCGAGGCTTCGAAAGTAACAGTCCAGAACGTGGTTACCGGGTCTGAATCTCGACCTCTCGGATTCGTGACTGTCATTTGGCTGGGCGGAGCAACTCGTCCGGTCAACATGGCGAACGGTGACATCTGGTTCTCGACTTCGGCTCAGGTGACTCCCACCGCTCCTTCGATCACCACTACGACGCTGACGTCCATGACGAATGGAAACCCGTACTCCCAGACTCTGGCGACAACGGGCACCACTCCGATGACGTTCGCTGTCACGAGCGGCACGCTACCTTCGTGGATGACTCTCAACACTAGCACGGGCTCCCTATCGGGAACACCCAACGCCACCGGTGCGTACGACTTCACGATCACGGCTACCAACTCGGTAGGGTCCTCGACTCCGCGGAGATTCCAGGGAACTGTCGGTGCATCTGGTACGGCACCATCGATCACGACCACCACTCTTCCAGCGATGACGCAGAATCAGGCGTATGACTCGGGAGCGATGGTCGTTACGGGTTCGACGCCGATCACGTTCGGTATCTCAGCGGGCACCATTCCTGCAGGCCTGTCGATCAACTCTTCGACGGGCGCGATCAGCGGAACTCCGACTGGATCGGGAGCGTACAACTTCACGGTCCAGGGAACGAACGATTTCGGAAACGACACTCAACAGTTCACTGGCACAATCACCGCGGCTGGTGGAGGTGGCGGAACGAATGTTTCGATCCATGGCGCCACGCCTCTGACTCTCACGTCCCACGAAGATGCGGATCCGGGTTCTTGGGTTTCCCACCAGTACTACGTTCCCAACACGGGGCTGTCGCTGGCTTCCAAGAAGATTGTCGGTGCGAGACTGTATGTCCCGGCCGGCTCTTCTCACATTGGTCAGCCGTGGCGCGCAGGTCTTATCCGCAATCCGGATGGCATTTGGCTCTACGGAACCGCACTGAACTATACAGACTTCGATTCCAACGGTTCGAAGGTGGAAGGTTCGACACTTGTCGCGGGATGGAACGAAGTTCTCTTCGCTACTCAGTATCCCTGTATGGCGAACGGACAGGCGTGGGTGATCGGTGTGCAGATCGGAGCTAACGGAAACCGTTATCTCTACGACACCACAACCACTGCGACTTCTATCTTCCCCGATGGTGGTCCTGGAAACGGTGCTAACTTTGTCCTTTCCGAGAATGGTGGTCAGGCTCAGCGAGGCTTCTATCGCGGCGCGGCCGCTTCTGGTTCTGGATTCCGAGGTTACGGCATCGATACAATTGTGGAGATTTGATCATGAGCGTCGACATTGTCGCTGAAAACGCTCTTTCGAGCACATACAATCTCAATGACATGTTCCCTGGCAGCATGCAGGGTGACATTTCTGTGGCTGGATTTGCTCGTCAGATCAGCGTCAATGTTGGCGAACAGATCGACTTCAGTGTGACTGGCGGCTCGACGTCAATCCAAATCTTTCGGGTGGGTTACTACTCGGACGCTAAGGGTTTTCGTCGAGTCGCCACGATCGCGAACACTCCGGTTAATCAGCCGGAGCTTGTCTCGATCCCCAATTCGGCAGGCGCGACAACCGCCACCGACTGGTCCGTGACCGCCTCTTGGCCGGTGCCTTCCACTGCGGTATCCGGCATCTACATGGCGATGATTCGCAACGCAACCAACTCGGACGCGTTCTATGCGACATTCATCGTTCGAGATGACGCTGCTACGGCAGACATCATCTACAAAACTTCCGATTCCACGTGGGGTGCAGCATATAACCACTACGGAACCAAGGCGAATCCCGATGGGAAGAACGTCTACGGTTCCGGAACGGGTGTGGGCTCGATCACTCAGCGCTGCTTTGCTACGTCATATCACCGTCCGGTGATCACTCGTGGATCTGTTTCGCAGACCTATTGGTGGGCATGTGAGCTTCCGCTCATTCGTTTCCTCGAGCGTAATGGCTATTCCGTCAAGTACATCACTTCTGTGGATCTTGACAAGCAGGGCGTTTCCATCCTCCAGAAGGGGAAGATCTTCATCTCTTCTGGTCATGATGAGTACTGGACTGCGCCAATGCGTGAGGCCGTGGAGACATATCGTGACGGTTATGCCGGGCGATCTATCTTCATGAGTGGTAACGAGGTCTTTTGGAAGGCACGTTACGAGCATAAGTCTAACGGCGAGTCCATTATGTGGTGTTACAAAGACACCATGCCTGGTCCTGACGGTTTCACCCGAGCGTCGGGTACTCCGCTAGACCCGGTGGAATGGACAGGTACGTGGATGGACACTCGTTGGCCCGATCATCGAGATGGTGCTTTGCTCACCGGGACAAAGTTCGGCATGAACGGCGTCTATGACTACGATGCGGTTATTCCACAGAATCCGTATGGTGGTCACAAGGTGTGGGGCGGATCAAATCTGGTCGACCAGCCCGTCACAATGCTACGAGCTCTTGGGTTCGAGGCTGATCACATCTTCCCCACTCAGCCAGAAGTTTCGGCAAAGATTCTGGCGGCATACACGAGGTCTGCCCCAGGCGGACTTGCAGATGCTAATGGTGAGTTGTACAACGTTCCTGGCAACATCGAATGGGGAATTGTCTCTCAGCGATACGCCGGCGGCGGGCTCACTGTGGGATTCGGAACGTGCCAGTGGGCATGGACTCTCGATGGACAGCACGATCGCGGTATCGGCGAGCTCGGAACCAACATCGACGCTCAGAAGTTCACGGTGAATCTTCTCCGTGACATGGGCGCTGATCCAGGAACACTCATGTCGGGCATCACGCTCCAGGCGAAGAATTCCCTCGACGAGTATGGTTTGGATCCGGGCGGCTCTTCATCCACAGAAGAGGGCTGGTACAACAATGCTCAAGAGCAGATTTTTCCCTACACGTTGATCGACGGGACGCTAGTCCCCTTGTTCGATGTGGATGAAGAGCCTGTTCCCGCCGGTCGATACACCGCGGTCTACCACGCAAAGTACTAACGAAAAGGAATCGTTATGGCATGGACAAGCGCCACTCCTGGCGATCCTTCTGAGAATGATGAAGATCATCTCTCTGATCATGCGCTGATCAATGACAATCTCGACGAGATCAAGACGAAGATCGATGCGATCGGTCCGGGTACGGCCGGTGCAAACGGCGGTCTGACCCTTGCCGGCACGGCATTCAGCATTCTTCTCGACACCAACTCGGGCCTCGTCCTGGGTGCTGGTGGAATCAAGCTGGACACCACCCAGTTCGCAAACCTAGGTATCTCGCGTAAGTATGCGGTGGACGTTCCCAACGGTTCGACCACGGCAACGATCACCCACAACCTGGGAACGGTCGACGTGCATGTCCAGATCATCGACAAGGCTTCTGGCGTGGTTCTTTTGCACGAGGAATCTTCGCGCACGATCAACACCGTAGTGCTGGTCTTTGCGGTTGCCCCGACGTCGGGTCAGTACCGCGCCATCGTTGTCGGCTAGTCTCAGAAAGGTAAATGATGGCCCTTGAATACGTTGGATCGGTGGTAAATCCCGATCTTGTGGCGGTTCGCGACACCGCAGCGGGGGCTTCTTTCAAGGGTCTCCCGATATTCGCTGTCCGAAAGGATGACGACGGTCTTCCCGAGGCTGAGGGCGACTTTGCGGCACTTCAGATGAATGAAGAAGGTCGCCTCAAAGTCGCCACCAAGCCTGCTGTATATCCGGTGGTTACGCAGATCGTTACCGGTAACTCGCAGAACGTGCCTGTCGACACCTCTCGGGCTTCAAATGCCACAGTTCATATCAAGGGTGGAGCTGTCGCTGGAGCGGGTGGTAACTTCACGTTCCAGGGATCTCTCGACTCGACGGATGGTACTGACGGTACTTGGTTCACGATTCAGGCAGTTCGTACCGACGCTAACACCGTTGCTTCAACCACCGGCGTTCTCGCTTTGGCGATCAACACGGGAAACACCTATGCCTGGGAACTCTCAGTAAACGCGTATCAGTGGATGAGGGTTCGGTCAACGGCTTTCACTTCTGGTCAGTACGTTGTTATGATTGTTCGTGGCACGTATGCTACTGAGCCTATTCCAGCGATTCAGTCCCACGGTATTAGCGGTAGCGTCGCAACGACCATGTCCGCCTCGCCGACCACCACTCCAGCTAAGGCCGAGGATGCCACACATGCCTCGGGTGACGTTGGTATGTTTGCTCTTGCCGTTCGTAATGACAACGCAGCAAGTGCGCCAACTTCGGCTAATGGCGATTACTCATCCATAGCAGTTGACGCTAACGCGGCACTTTTCACAAGGGAAAAGCCGTCGGTCACCCCGGCCGTAACGCGAGTGACTTCGAGCGCATCGACCGGAACCCTATTGGCCGCCAATGCTGCCCGGAGACTAGCGACTATTTTCAACGAGTCGACAAGCGTTCTATACATCAAGTTCGGCGCAACCGCGTCGATTACGTCATACACCACGCAGATTCCTGCCGGTGGATACTACGAGGTCCCGGGGTTCTACTCTGGAATTATCGATGGTATCTGGGCTTCTGCTAATGGTGCTGCTCAGGTTACGGAGGTTGTCTAATGCCGTTGTTCGTACCAAATGCTCCAGACATCCCCGAAATCAAGACGTACGCTGATATGACTGCGTTGGATTCGGTTGGATCGTAGTCTAACATTCAGGAAGGAGGGACAATGACAGCAAAGGTTGACGCCATCCTCGTCGCCAATGGCATCAAGCCGGAAGAGAACCATCTCTCCCAGTACGGTGTCCGTGGTATGAAGTGGGGCGTCCGCAAGCGTCGTTCGGCCTCGGTGGACAAGGCAAAGTCCCAGCCGAGCACGACTGCCAAGGAGAGTCGTCAGGTTCAACGAACGAGTGATCGATCTCGCGGTGCAGGCAAAGCAAATTCGTTTGCTCAGAAGCCCCAGAACCGTAGGATGTCGGACGCTGAGCTTCGAAGTCGACTGAACCGACTCCAAATGGAGAAGCAGTATCGAGAGCTGACGACGAGCCCCAAGGGCAAGAGCTTCGTTCGAGATGTTCTGGAGGACACAGGCAAGACGGTCGCCCGTCAGGTCGTCAAGACCTCTGCCAATGTCGCTCTGGAGATGGCCTTCAAGTCTCTCGCGAAGGATGCCAAGGCTGGCTCGTTCGTGGCTGAGATGGCCGCACAGATCGCAAAGAAGGGTGGGGGAAAAAAAAACTGAAACGCCGACAAACGAGTCTAACTCAAATTCGTCGGCAGGATCTCAGTCATCCCCCAAACCGAAATCGTCGGGGTCAAAATCTAAAGAATCACCTTCGGAACGCGCAAGCAATCCGAACAACTGGTACATGCCGCCATCGTCGAAATCCAAGACGACGGATGACATTGGTGAACTCTTCCAGGTATTCGAGCGGTCGGCACCAGACTGGTCTATGACTCTGAAAGAATTGACAAGATAGAAGGGAGGATTGGCGATGGGTCTGTCCAATACCGCAACACCGAAGTACTACGGACTCTTCCGGGATAAAGTCGTTAGCGGCGAAATTCCCGTGAACGAGGAAGTGAGCATGGAGATGAACCGCATCGACGCGCTCATCGCCAATCCGAACTACTGGTATGACGACCTCGCCGTCGAGGGGTTCGTCAAATTCTGTGAGACAGAGCTGACACTCACAGACGGATCGAGTCTTCATTTGCTCGATACATTCAAGCTCTGGGCTGAGGCTCTTCTCGGATGGTACGTATTCATCGAGAAGAGCGTTCCTGAGCCACACCCTTCCGGTCACGGCACTCACTATGTGAACCGGATGGTGAAGGAACGACTGGTAAAGAAGCAGTACCTAATCGTTGCCCGAGGTGGCGCGAAGAGCATGTATGCTTCCTGCCTGCACGCCTATTTCCTCCTGATCGACCGGGAGACCACCAAGCAGATGACGACTGCTCCCACCATGAAACAGGCCGACGAGGTGATGTCTCCGTTCAGGACGGCAATCACGCGGGCCCGCGGACCTCTGTTCAAGTTCCTCACCGAGGGATCGCTGCAGAACACCACGGGAAACCGACTCTTCCGCCAGAAGCTTGGATCAACGAAGAAGGGTATCGAGAACTTCCTCACGGACTCGATCCTCGAAATTCGTCCGATGCGAATCGACAAGCTTCAGGGCATGCGTACCAAGATTAATACCGTCGATGAGTGGCTGTCCGGTGACGTCCGTGAGGATGTGGTCGGAGCGATCGAGCAGGGTGCCTCCAAGGTTCCCGGCTACCTGATCGTTGCCATTTCTTCCGAGGGTACGGTCCGCAATGGTTCGGGCGACACGATCAAGATGGAGCTCCAGCAGATCCTCAAGCAGGAATACTGGGCTCCTCATTACTCAATCTGGTGGTACAAGCTCGACAAGGTGGAGGAAGTCGCTGATCCTAACATGTGGATCAAGGCTCAGCCCAACCTCGGTAAGACGGTGTCTTACGAGACCTACCAACTAGACGTGGAGCGGGCCGAGAACAACCCCGCCTCGCGTAATGACATCCTGGCGAAGCGTTTCGGCCTTCCCATGGAGGGTTACACGTACTTCTTCACCTACGACGAGACGATCCCGCACAACCCGCAGAACTTCTGGCGGATGCCTTGTGCAATGGGCGCGGACCTCTCGCAGGGTGACGACTTCTGTGCGTTCACCTTCCTGTTCCCCACAAACCGAGGTTCGTTCGGCGTGAAGACGCGGAGCTACATTTCGGAGATGACGCTGATGAAGCTGCCGACGGCCATGCGGTTGAAGTACAACGAATTCATCAATGAGGGTTCGCTTATCGTCCTTCCGGGGACGGTTCTCGACATGATGGAGGTCTTCGATGACCTCGACGCCTTCATCATCAAGAGCGAGTATGACATTCGTGCCTTCGGATACGACCCCTACAACGCCAAGGAGTTCGTCACTCGGTGGGAGCAGGAGAACGGTCCGTTCGGAATCGAGAAGGTCATTCAGGGTGCTCGGACTGAGTCTGTCCCCCTGGGTGAACTCAAGCACCTGTCGGAGCAGCGCCTGCTGCTGTTCGATCAGCTCCTGATGATGTTCGCTATGGGTAACGCTGTCACCCGAGAGGACACCAACGGAAACCGCAAGCTGGACAAGACCCGTCGTGACGCCAAGATTGACAATGTGTCGGCCTTGATGGACGCATGGGTTGCGTACAAGCTCAACAAAGACGCTTTTGAATAGGAGTAACATGCCAAGTGAAAAAGTGGCAGGAGCTCTCGAGCGCCTTGGCGTCGATGCTCCCGCCGTCGTCGGTGGTGTGGCAGTTCTGGCCGGTATCTCCGCAACGGGGAAGATGACCCAGACGATCGGTGAAATTCGGACCGTCAACGCTGGCGCCGCCGTGTTCAACCCGAACACTCTCCTCAGCCGGACCAACAACGGCTGATTTGTCCGACTCAACACACGAAAGGAGGTGACTTGTGGGATTTCGAGATCGAATTGTCACTGCGTTCTCGCATGGCTGGAACGCGTTCGTTGGCGTGGAGCGTGAGGACTACTCAAATCCGATTGCCGGATACGGAGGTGCATACACTTCTCGTCCCGATCGGGTTCGTATGAACATCTCCAACGAACGTTCGATCATCTCGTCGATCTACAACCGAATTGCCCTCGACGTTGCTTCCGCCGAGATGCAGCACGTCCGAAAGGACAAGAATGGTCGATTCATCGAGGAGATCCGGAGCGGTTTGAACAACTGCTTCAAGGTCGAGGCGAACATCGATCAGGCGGCAACCGCTTTCCGACTCGACATGGCTCTGAGCCTGTTCGACATCGGGGCTGTGGCAATCGTCCCGACTGATGTGTCGACCAATCCGCTCTCAACGGGTGGATACGACATCGAAAAGCTTCGTGTGGGTCAGATCACTGCGTGGTTCCCGAAGCACGTTCGCGTGCTGGTGTACAACGAGAACACAGGTCGCAAGGAGGAACTATTCCTTCCCAAGACCCTCGTTGCCATCGTCGAGAATCCGCTGTACATGGTGATGAACGAGCCGAACTCGACTCTTCAGCGCCTGATCCGCAAGCTCAACCTTCTGGATGCGGTGGACGAGGCTTCGTCTTCGGGCAAGCTCGACCTCATCATTCAGCTTCCGTACGTCATCAAGTCCGACGCGCGTCGCGAACAGGCAGAGGCTCGCGCCGAAGCCATTGAGACTCAGCTGAAGGGATCGAAGTATGGCATCGCCTACACAGACGGTACCGAAAAGATCACCCAGCTGAATCGCCCTGCTGAGAACAACATGCTCGCCCAGATCGAGTTCCTGACGGAGATGCTTTACGGTCAGCTAGGTATGACCAAGACCATCATCGACGGAACCGCCGACGAGGCGACCATGCTCAACTACAATAGTCGGACTGTCAAGCCGATCCTCAAGGCATTCACCGAAGCTTTCGTCCGAACCTTCTTGACCAAGACGGCGCGAACTCAGGGTCAGTCGGTGATCTTCTACAAGGATCCATTCGAGCTCGTCCCGATCTCACAGATCGCCGATATCGGAGACAAGATGATCCGCAATGCAATCCTTACCGCAAACGAGTTCCGTCAGATCATCGGCTACCGGCCGTCTGACGAGCCCGGTTCGGACAAGCTGATCAACCCGAACATGCCGGAGGCTACCCAGCCGTCGGCATTGGGTGGAGAAACTCCCGGTGAATCGCCCATCAATAGTTCCGATATCGACACATCCGAACAAGACACTATCGTCGAACAGGCCTTCGCTGGTCTGGAAAGCGAAATCGACAAACTTCTGGGTGAAAAAGCATGACCGGACCATCGGAGAAGGTTTCCAATTTTCTAGCTCATTATTCGTCTCCAAATTACGATCCGGTTAAGGCCAGAGAGTATTATCTTCGGACTCGAGAGCTTAAGGGTCTTAAACCAAAACTCTCGGCGGAAACGCACCGGAAACAAAGCGAAGCAAATCTCTACGTACGAGATCGATTGGGCGCCAAAAGGAAAGCCGATCTGGCCAAGAACGCCGAGAACAGCGTAGCTCTCCGAAATGCAAGTGAAGCGCAAGCCAAAGCTCATAAAGAGCGAATGGAAAAGATCCAGGCAACTGTGGCCGAATCCGTTTCGAGAATTGAGAAGCAACTTAGCGACAAATTGGCAGGGATCCAAAAGCAATTGAAGATCCCACCAAACGCAAGTCCCAAACTTCGAGCCTTTCTCGAGAAGCAACAAAGGATTCAGTCTAACAGTGCCAAGGTGCGTTCCCAATCGGAGCGACGATCCCTCCATAAGAGTCTTCGATCCGCCGTGTCAAAAGCTCGAGAAGATTACACGGCTTCTAGGATCAAGATTTCGACAGATCGGAAGACCAATGCTGAGGATCGACGGAGCATTGTCGAAAAGTATAAAACCGATCTTGAGACTGAGACTCGGAACATCAAGGAACAAGTTCGATAAGAACTAGAAAGGAGATCATCAAAATGGGAGACCAGAAGCCCGATTTCAGTGGCTGGGCTACCAAAAACGACCTTCGGTGCTCGGACGGCCGTGTCATCAAGGCCAATGCGTTCGCGCATATGGACAAGGTGACGGTTCCGCTCGTCTGGATGCACCAGCACAACGACCCGGAGAACGTGCTTGGTCACGCCGTTCTCGAGAATCGCGCCTTCGGTGTGTACACGCATGGGTATTTCAACGATACCCCTCGTGGTCGGCACATGAAGGAAGCCGTCAAGCACAAGGATGTCACTGCGCTGTCGATCTATGCGAACAACCT